AATTGATTTTTCAAGTTTTCCTTATTTTTCTTATCTTTTTCAATTAACTCTTGGTATCTTAAAGGCAATTCTATATCAGCTAAATCAAATTCCAATACCTCTCCTGTATCAATACCATCTTTTGTTTCTATCCCTAATATTAAAATATCATCATTCTCAACTTGTCTAATTTTCTTTTCCATTTTTATTTCCTCCTATCTATTAAAAAAAGGATTAAGGGTATTCCCCCTTAACCCTTAAAGGCTTACACTTGGTGTAAATGTTCCTATTGTTCCACTAGATATAGTTGCAACTCCTTGAACAGGATTACTATAATCTATATCATAACTTATTGTAGCATTTTCTCCAAGCCATTCATTTATTGTAATTAATACATCATATTTAACAGCTTCATAAGTACCTAATCCACTACCTGCCTTTGCAGTATTTACTTCAATTAATTGAGTTTCTCCTGCAAGTGCATTTTTTCTTAGATAATCTAGATAATCGTAAATATCATCATCACTATAACATCTTTTATCACTAATAGATGAACTTAATTCATAGTTATTAAAAGTAGTTTGTGAAGTTCTATTTAAGATTGTCTTATAAGTATCTTTTTGTGGATTAAAAGCAACACTTAAACTTTCAACACCTTGTCCTTCTCTTTTCCAAGTTTCACTTCCTGACTCACCTGTATAAGTGTGAGTATTAATGAAATGTTGAAATTGGTCTCTATATAATTGAGCCATTTATTATTCCTCCTCTTTCTTAAATATTTTTTTAGGTTCTTCTTTCCTAAAATTTTGTATTTCTTTTAAAGTTAGAGTTCTAATAAAACCTTTCTCGCTTAATTTCACTAATTGTTCAGCTGATGCAACATTTATTTCATCACCAACAGCATAAGCAACTCCATTAACTACACATTCTTTTAATGCTTCATATTTCATAGGCTTATTTCCTCCTCATCGCTTTCTATATATGTAATTTGTATTTGAATATCAAATATTGCTTCAGTACCATTAGCACTATTAAATGTTCCACAATTTAGACATTCAATACTCTCTATATTATTTATATTAGGCATTATGCCTTTTCTATTATTAGCTTTTATTGTCTTTTCAAACTCTTCAAAAAATCCTATATTTGTTAAATTATTAATAGTATCTTGACTATACGACTTTCTACTCCTAAATGAATATAAATCTCTACATCTTCTCTTTCCATTTATAAAGTTTTGCACCGTGCTTTCAGTAGGTATCTTATCCAAAGAATAATCCCCTATTGAGCCTAAAAAATCAGCATTTATTTGATACTTACTTTTAGAAGTAATAAGAGTATCTATAACATCAAATAAATATTCTCTTAGTTTCACTATTCTAGCTTCATCATAAGTCATTTTTTACCTCCCAATATATTTTTCTACTTCTTGGATAACACTATCTTTATCAGCACTCCACATTCTTTTATCCCAATATGGTCCTGTTCCGGGTGTAGTATAATTCATAACTTTATGGCTTCCATCTTCCCTTACACCATAATACTGATATTCAGCATAAGGTACTTCATAGGCTATATAATTAATTCCTATATCCACAATAGTTCTTAAATTACCCTTATCCATAGGAACATACTTATCCATATATCGATAACAAGTATTAGTGAAGAATTTATGAACTCTTCCCATTCTCTCTACCCCTAATTCAGCTATTATTACTGAGTTAGGCTCGATTATAGTTCCCACTATTCTCCTCCTAAATGTATATGAGGCTCACTACCAAATTTATTATCATTTATACTAGTTATGTTATATATATCATAATCAGCTAAATCTTGCTGTGTATCTATATCGGTAGGAAGGATGCCCTGCACTATAATATCACCAATGCTAAAATCCTTTATATTAAGCCCTTCATTAAGCTCATAAGGTATTCGCACCTGAACGTTATTTGCTTGGTCATATCCTTTATTAGAACTAGCACCCTTTCCTCCATACAGCCACACATTTTGGTAATTAAATCTAATCCATTTTTCAAGTCTTAATTTATCATCATAGTCTTTATGATAAATAGTTAATCCTCCATTTACTAGCATCTTACACCATTATAAATTATATGCTCATTGTTTACTACAATTCCATATAACTCACTTATCAATATTTCATCTAAATCAGCTTTTTTAGAGTTGATTATTTCTTTGATTTGAGTAGATGATGTATAAGATATAGAATAGCCATCAATACTTTCACTAGCTTTTCCACCTATCTTATTTATACTATCTATTTCTTTTTTATAACTATTTATCTTTTCTATTAAATGATATTCACATATCTTTACTCTTAAAGGTATTTCTTGATTAACAAGTCTATTTTGAGTTCTTAAATCAATTAAACTTCTTGCTTCTAACTCTAATAGATTAAAAGGCATAAGGTCTAAAGTGCCACCTAGCCCTCTATATTCTTCATAAGTTAGGTATTGTCCACTAAATTCCATATATGCCTCCTATTCTTATAAACTTGGTGTGCTTCCAGGTTTTAAACTTGCAAATGGGAAACGAGAACTTGTTTCGTTTTCAGCATTTACAGGGTTTGGTATTTCCCATCCAAGTCTCATAGTTACACGAAGTGCAACCATATCATCTTGAGCTAGGTTGTAAAGAATTTCCCCTGTGCTAGGGTCTTGAATAACAGCTTCAGTTAATACTTTATAAGTAATATCTTTTCTCATTTGATATACAGCTTGGCTGAAGTCTCCTACTACTAGAGTTGACTTAGTTTTATCCCAAACTCCATTATCCATAAAGTATCTTGGTATTGAACCAATTTCAGTAGTATTTAAAGGTTGTCCTGTAGTGTCTAGCATCATACGGAATTTTCCTTTAAGTCCAACTCCACCTAAGATTGCATTAACATTATATCCACTTTCTTCAACCTTAGTCATAACATCATTGATATCACTATATAATCCATTAGCTGTAGCATTTACTTCAGCACCTACTGAAGTGATTGAAGGAATTAATCCTGCTCTCCATTCAGTTGGCTTTCCTGTACCAAAGAAGATTGCATCATCAATTAATCTTCCTGCACTTTCTACTAATCTAGGTTTTACTTGTTCCCAAATATCAATATCAGCATCATCAAGTAAATTTTCCTTAATAGGAACAATTACTGCAATTTCAGCTATATTGATAAATTTCTTATCCCAAGCCATTTTTGTAATATTTTTTCTACCATTATTTGTACCTTCATCTACGAAGTATGATACTGGTAAACTATCTAATACTCTTAATTTTGTTTTATCACTAGTTGCATTTGGTAATCTTCTAAACATACTTAATGCTTTAGAACTTCTAATTGTTCCCTCAAATATTTCATCAGCTACTTGAGTTTCAATTAAACAATCTACATCATTTCTTACTATACCTGCCATCTTTTCTTTTCTCTCCTTTTCTAATTTCTTGCACTCCTTAATATATCATTCATAATATTATTAGTGCTTTGTGGTTTAGTATCTCCACCTGCTAATTCAGGTGATGTTTGCACTTTCTTAATTACTGTATCCCCAAAATATTGAGGATTTTCTTTCTTGTAATTTTCAAGTGCTTTGGTAAAATCAGTATCCTCATTTACCATTCCTTTAACTTCACTTGCAACAAACTTCTCAAACTCTTTCTTAACATTTGCACCCTTCATTTGAATTTGTGCTTTTAAGTCATTATTCTCATTTGCTACACTTTGCATACTTTCTAAAGATTTATTTTTCTCTTCAATGGTATTATTCAAGCTATCTATTTGGCTTTTATATTGCTCTAATTCCTCTTTAGATTTTTCATCATTAGCCTTATATTCATCTAATTTGCCATTAATCATATCTATTTCAGCTTTAAAGCTTTCTATTTTCTTCCCATATTCAGCCATAATAGTATCGACTTGTCCATCTTCAAGCCCTTGTTCTTTTAGAAATTCACGCATATAATATCTCCTCCTATCGTTAGTTTTACGAGCCACGAACTCGAGTGAATTGATACGGCTTAACACCTATAACGATTGTATCACGAAATAAAAAAAAGTGCAAATAGCACTTTTCTTATTCATCTACACACATAGCTTTTACGATATCTTCTCTACCATTAGCCCTATGTATTTCTATTAATTTCTTAGTTGCTTCAATGTCTTTTCGCATCTCATCAGTTATTTTTGTTTTTACATCCTGTTCTTTGATATCTCCTCTAGCTATACGAAGACACAAATTCTTTTGACTAGTTGTCAACATTATTCAGGCCTCCTTCCCTTCATTCTATTAGCGAACTCATCAGCCATCTCTTCAAGCTCTTTTGCATTCATTCTACCCTTCGCTACAAATTCATTATACTCCTTATTGTAATTATTTGCAACATTTAATCCTTTTCCATTTCCACCACTAGCAATTTTCTTTATATTTTTATAATCGCTCATATCATATAAATCTACTTTATCAAAGTACTTTGCATCAGCTAGTAAAGTGTTTGATACAGCATTATGAAGCTTAACTACATCAAGCTCACGAACATATCTTGCAGTAGGGTCTCCTTTAGCTAGTTTCTTTTCATATCTTTCTAGATTATTCAATAAAGCCTTTTCATAGCTACAAGTACCATAACAAGCTACAACCTTGTATCCATCAGCCTTAGCTTGATTAATCTTTCCTAATAGTTTCTCAGGGCTTCCATCACCTGTACTATCTAGCATAGTGTTATATCCCATTTTCATAGAAATAGCATTTATTCTTTTAGACAATGCACTACTCTCCTCATGCAAATAAGAAGCATCAAATTTTCTACCATCATTGGCTTTTTCATATATTCTACTTTTTAAATCATCAGCATCTATCTTAATTACATTACCATCAAATTGCCCTGTCTTTTCATTATACTTAAATTCTTTATCAAAGTATTTATTATCTAGGTTCTTAACGAAGTTACTCTTTCCTGTTCCACTTCCTCCACCTGTCATATAATAGTACTTATCTTCCACATCTTTAACAGGCTCTTTCCCTTCAAAATACTCTTTTATAATTTCTTGATGTATTCTTTCTCTTTCAGGTGATAATTTACCATCAATAGTATTATTAGCCAAGCTGTCATTCTCTCCTGCATCCTTAACACTTGTCTCAGTACTTTCAATTTCTTTTTCTAGTTCGGATTTAACTACATCACCCTTTTTAGCACCATTTCTAATAAAATCATTCATATATTTATTAGTTTTTTGTTCTTCAGTTTCTTTCTTCTTTTCAACATTACTTTTGCTAAAAATAGGAATACGTTGTTTTCCTTTAGTAAACCATCCTATTATTTCTCTATCATTTGCCATATTGCCCTCCTACTTTTTTTTCTTCTTTTTATCTTCTTTTTTAGGCTCTTCTTTTACTTCTACTTTAGCTTCTACCTTAGGCTCTTCTTTTTTAATCTCTTCAATTATTTCAGCCCCTTTATGTTCTACTAAATAATCAGCTCTTTCTTTGGTACATTCAAATACATCACCAATTTTTCTTTCCTTCTTAGCTTCAATATCAGTAAAATTCATAATAGCTTTAACTTTTACCATAGTCTCCTCCTCTTCTTCAAATTCATCTATTATTTTCTTTTTATCTATCTTTCCATTATATCCCAAATATTTCAACCAATCCTCTAATGAGTGATTATCATATTCTTCACATTTAGGTATATTTAAAAGCTTCTTTACATCAAAATTCATATCTAAAGGCACTACATATCCATTAACACCATCTTTTATTAACTCAGTACATCCCCCAACATCAGTAACAATGCAAGGGACTTGATATTCTAAGCTCTCTTGTACGGTATAAGGCAATCCCTCACTATCACTCAATAATACGGTATAATCAGCATCAGCCAAATAATCCCATATATCAGTTCTACTCTTCCAAAATCTAATTTCTTCACAGGG